GCGCCAATTTTGTCCAGGTAGCGTTGGACACCGATGTATTTCCGCTCGCGTAGTGAGTCAGTGTCGGCTTGTCAGCCTTGTTCGACAACTGAGTCGACAGAGGGTTCGCACCACCGTTGAAGTAGAGATCTCCTGCGATGGTCTCGTTTCCGCTCCAGTCGAGCGTTCGAGCGTTGTTTCTCGAAGAGCTTGACGAACCATTGCCGACGACCTCAACAAAATCATGGTTAACGTCCTCAATGCTATTTTTGCCGAATACATGCTGATAATCTGTCGAGCAGTGATTACTATACCCTTCAACATGAGAATATGCGCCGCTTGTCGTATTGATATAACCCTCAACGTGTGCGCATGTTGCACCCGTAAAAACAGAACTATCAGCACCCTCCGCATGAGAATAATTCCCTGCGGCCTGTGTTCCGCCGCCCTCCGCGTGCGCACTTATGCCGCTGGCCTCCGTGCCATCACCCTCCGCAAACGATGCGGCCCCGCTGGCCTCGCAACCATTGCCAACCGCAACGGAGTAATTGCCGATCGTCGTGTTTGCCTCGCGGTTTAAAGACAATGCCCCTGTGCCTGTTGGATTTGCTTTGTCCATCTTGTTCGGATCTGAACCGCTGCTTGCCACGATCTCGTCAATTGCCGCCTGCACATCAGTAGCCACAAGTCCCGAGTTCGCATTGTCGTAATCGATCTCGGAAGCATCGTCCGGGATAGTCGGTTTATTCTGGATGTAAGCATCAGAAGTGGCATCAGCCTCTGTCCAGTTGGACTGGACGTTGACCTCAGCTCCTGCTGCGACCGAATCAAGCTTAGTCTTCAGAGTGGTCGTGAAGTCTTCCTCAGACAGTCCCTTGCCTGCTACCTTGTCGACTTTATCGGCAAGACCTGCGCGAGCAGTGGCATCCTTAACATATTTGGTGGTTCCGTTTGAGGTGATATAGTAAAAATCAGCCATCTTCCTCACCTGCCTCGACTTCTTGTGCCTTAGCATACTGGATGGAGCTGATTCCCAGGAGTGCGCCCAGGAAGACTGTCACGGCTCCCAAGGTCGCCCCGATCGGCTCGGCATAAGGGAAGCCCCAGATGCTCGCCAATGTTAACCAGAGGGTAGTTGTTGCTGGGAGTCCGACCATTGCCACCCACTTGAGAACGTCATACACTTTGTTTGGAAGTTTCATAGTTTACCCTCCTTCAATAGTCGTTCATAGGTTTCTTTGATATGTCTGTTGGCGATCTCGGTGTATGAGTTCTTGAACTCAGGATGAGTCTCACAGAATTTCTCATACACGTCACAATCGTCTAACTGTTGCCGGAAGTATTCCTCCGAATGTTCCACACCATTCTTCAGCTCATCACTGAAGCGCAGGATGTGAGTCCTTGCAAGAACCGCCTGGTTCTTGTCTACAGTCTCAGTGAGCTCATCGACCTTGGTGGAGACCTTCTCGATCTCGATGACGATGTCCTCGTTTGACTTCTTCTTCTTATCAAAGCGGTCTATCATATACATGATGAACTGCCACAAGGAAGCGGAACCTATGACAGTTACCACGACCGTGACAATGGTCTCGTATTCTGTCATGATTCCTCATCCTCCACTTGTGTGATTGTGTATACGACTGTCATCGTGTTCGATGAAGTCTTAGCCACAGGAGTCCCCAGATTGAACACTGAAGCCATGTACATCTTGTTGAGGATCGCGCCTCTGAGCTGGTCAACACCTCCGTCACCGGAAGCCGTGCAACGGGTCGCGAACTGAATGAGGCTTCCTGCCGTGCCGGCAATATATGTCCTGTTCATTCTGTTCGTTGTTCCGAAGATCGTGCTTGCCCTGGAGATCGGCTCACAGTAGTAGGAGAACAGTTTTGCGTTTCTGCTCTCGGGGGATGCGAGCTTCTCGACCAATGTCTCTGAATACATGAACCGTTCATTCCCCAGGTCTACTTGACCATTAGACTTGAGATTGTTGCTCTCATGATAATCAATGGTCGCGCCGTCATAATAATCTTCCAGGGTTCCTGTCCTGACATTTATTCTTACTCCGAAGCTCGTGCTCGTTGCCTCGTTTGCAAAGTCCCAATAACCGCCGCCTTCGGTAGTAATCCAATCAATATCGTAAAGAGGTAAAAATATGCAGCCGTTGATGACTTTCAACTGTTGTGGTGTGTAATACTCATCAACAGAGCGAGAGATCTCCCCGGATGGTTTTGTGACGGGCAAAAGAACCGTCTTTTCGTCAACTTCTTCTGTGGCAAGATTTACATCCCAAATAGAGACCGTCCACGAACTTGACCTTCCGTGAGACGGTGTCTGTCCATCATCTGCAGCAGTGGTGATGATATACAGATGTCCGTTTGTCTCATCATAAGCGATATAATAAACGGCACGACCGATCCAGGTCTGTGCGCCGTATTGCCAAGTCGGCTCCACATCAATCGTCTTTTCGATGTCAATGTCTGCTATATTATTCTTCAGCCACAGGTCTGTTCCCGTGAACTTGGAAATGTAGACATGAACAACGCCGCCTCTGAAACCATCAACGCTGGTTGTCTCTTCCAGCTCGAAGGAGACGATGTGATTCTTATCACCATAGAAGCCGATCGGGATCTTCTTCTGATCAGGGATCCCGACTGCGGCCGGAAGCGATACAGCAGGAACATCGGAAGGAACAAAGCTGTTCGCATTGATAATGTAGTTGGAAACGTCCTCGACAGGTGAGAACGCGAACCCTACGCCGCTCCTGTTCTGGTTGTACTTGTTCCCGACATCCTCATGAACGAGGGACAGGGCAGTGATGTTACCGTTACCGTTGGAGGCTGTCCAGTCCCAAGTCCACTGATACCCGTTCGGAACAGGGCCTGTGGCGGCAGGGTTCGTATTCAGAGTCCCCTTTGTGGTGTCTCCACTTGCGGAAGTGTCAGAGCCTGCATGAGCAGTGATCTTCGCGTTCTCCTGCTTAGGCAGGTAGATGTCGGAGGAATACACGTTTCCTCTCCACAGGATGACACCGCCGAGCAGACGGCTCATGATAGGTGTCAGTTTGGAGAAGTCGACAGTCCCTGCGAGGTTATTATTAAAGATACTTGCGAGCGCAGGAGTGATCGCGTTGGAATGCTCTTCCTCGTGTACGATCTTCCCGGTCTTGGCATCTCTTAGAGTGATCTTTGCTGTTCCTTTGAGTTTCATGTTCTTACCTCTTTAGAATGTAGGAATATCCATGGAGTAACTGTTCACTGAGTAGTAAGCAACGTCATAGATCTTCCCGTTGACTCTCGTGTTCTGGTTGTCTTTGTTCCAGAACACACCCATTGCGCTCATCTGGGTTCCCTTCATGCCGCAAGTAACATTCCCGGCAAGGACACCGTCTATCCACAGCTGGATCTGGTCCATACCGAACGGAACGATGAACAATTCATGGTCAGCATCATCCAGAGCGGACACCGTGGTCGAATAGATGGAGCTGTTCGCATATCCGATGGCAAAATAGCCGTTCTTGTCAATAATGATACCGAAGTCCATCTGCTCGCCACCGAGCTCGTGAGCCATGATCGTTGATGCCGAATACCAGTTGCCCGTGTTCACCGGTTGGAAGGTTGGATCCACATGGCACTTTATCCCGAACCCGTACAGAGAGCCCGAGATGGGGAACGACATCCGCAACTGATTCGTTGCATTGACTTCGACATAGTTACCTGCCGAAGCCGAATACGTTCCACCGTTCACGGTCATGGTTGTCTGCCCATCGGAAGAAGTCCATTCGGATGCACCGATGTCAGCTGCTAAAAACTCTTTGACCGCAGAAAAGGAGATGGCACCGCCACCTCCACCGCCGCCACCGCCGCCTGAAGCCACCCTTGTATAACCAATCATGTGTTTGCCTCCCTTATAGAGATCCTCTCGATCGTATAGTTGGAAGACGGGACTTCCGATGCGTAGATATTCACACCATCAGTGACCGTCTTGTTCAGAGGACAAAGTTTGCCGTCATTGATCGCCGCCAACGAGGGGATGACCTCGGCAATATCCGAGGCCGTCACACCCGCGATGGAGATCGTTGCCACATAAGGGTAGCCTGCAAAGTCAGGAGTCCCCTGTTCGCTCCATGCCGTAGTAGCAACCGTCTTGTTGGTCGCATCCTTAAAGCACTTCGCCGCTACAGCTTTGGCTTTCGCCTTGGTGCTGCTATACACACCGCCGTTTTCCTGGGTGAGCAGAAGATAATCATCTGCGCTCACCGTTGCAGCCGATGTGAGTTCACTAACTTTTACGTCTGACATGACTTACTCCTTACTCGGTGACGATGTTGTCACCGTCTTCTGTGATCAGGTTGTTATTATCTTCCGTGTACAGGTCCGCGGATTCTGATGCAGGGCCTGTGATGGAAACATCGTCTTCTATCACTCCAACGTCTATGTTCATACCCTTGATAGGATAGAGAGGATATTCATCATGCGCCTCGATGAGTCCCTTCCAGGAACCCGTTCCGATCATGCCCTGTGACCACAAGATCTCGTGGATGTCACCTGTCTCGATGTGGACTTTGCCTTCGAGAACGTCCATGGAGACGATCCAGGAATGATATGAATCGGGCGATATGTCGGGCAGGTGGTAGTGGTAATTGACCGTCTGTGGTGTACCGTCTGCGCTTACGGATGTATTGATAATAAGTCCATCCGACTCATCCCAGTACACTTCTGCCGCGCCTGCCGGGAACGTGTCCTCGACCGTGTATGCCGTGATCTCTTCACCGTCAAGATAATAGTGAAGCTTTATCTTGGTCGTGCCGGTCGTGGTCATCTTGATCTCTGTCCACTCTTCGACATCGCACTTGCTTTTTACTCCGAACTTAACACGGGCGATCTCATTGTTGAGGCTCTCACCGATGAAGGTGTGCTCAGATGCATTGATGTACTTGATAAAGTCTATCTTGCCGCCACTGCCGGAACTGTCCTTAGTGGCTGCGCTCTTGGCATCCTTACTCTTGGCTCCATTCGATGAAGGACTCTCACCGAAAGTCTCCACCGTGTACCTCTGACCGAACGCGTAGTCGAACCTCATAATGTTGAGGTCACACTCACCGCCTGCTAAGCCTCCTTCGAAGCGGATAACATCGCCAAGGTCATAGGCAGGGTCTCCCAACATGGAGACCGTTGCAGGGGTGTACTGTATCGACTGAAGGTCTGCCGCAAGGAACTCAAGCCTTGCGCTCAGAACGTCAATGG